AGTTGTAAGACTTCGTAATGAAATTGCAAAATTAAAGCAGGAGTTAATGAGCATGGATGGCACGCAGTCTCCTGCTGTTTTCAAGGCTTTGAATACCCAACTTGCTGCATCCAACCAAAAATTGGATGAGTTGGTGACTAATGCAGCCAAAGCTGGAGCAGAGATGGAAACGGGATTCAAAAGGAAAATCTTCGATGCTTCTCAGGTCGTGAATGGATTGTCGGAAAAAATAACATTTCAACGTGGAACTATCCAACAATTGAAAAATGAGTTAGCAGGATTAAAAGACAAATACAAGGAAGCGCTGAAAGCCGATGGCGATGTTACCGGATTGGGCATCAAAGTCAAGTCTGTCAATGCAAGACTTAGTGAGCAGAAATCGGTTTTGTTCGACCTTACCCAACAGCAGGCTGGCGCACGGCTTAACGTAAAGAAACTGCGTGACGAATACGAACTATACAAAGAAAATGGCGAGGAAGTAAACGAGACCAATGAAAGCCTTGCTATGTCTTGGGGAAAAGTCATTGGCGCCATCGGCGGTGCGGCGGCTCTGAAATCTTTCGTTTCAGAGATGATGAATGTACGTGGCGAATTCCAACAGCTTGAAATAGCTTTCGGTACTATGCTCAAGAGCAAGGAGAAGGCGGACAAGCTGATGGCTGAACTGGTTGATATTGCAGCCAAGACTCCTTTTGACCTGCAAGGTGTGGCTTCTTCGGCCAAGCAGATGCTGGCTTATGGTTCCTCTGCGGAAAGTGTAGGTAAGGAATTGGTGATGCTCGGCAATGTGGCGGCCGGTGTAGGTGCTCAGCTTGGAGACATAGCCTATCTGTATGGCACACTCAGGACGCAAGGAAGAGCTTATGCCGTAGATATTCGTCAGTTCGCTGGCCGTGGTATTCCTATCTATGAGGAATTGGCTAAAGTAATGGGTGTAACCAAGGATGAAGTATCAGATTTAGTATCACAAGGCAAGGTTGGCTTCAAGGAGGTGGAACAAGCCTTCCAGAACATGACCAAAGAAGGCGGTATGTACTTCAATCTGATGCAGGAACAATCAAAATCACTCACGGGGCAAATCAGCAACCTGGGTGATGCCTGGGACTCCATGCTCAACGAAATGGGTAAGAAAGGTGAAGGTGTTTTCTATACTGCTATTTCTGCGGCCAAAAGCTTGGTAGAAAACTACGAAAAGGTGGGAATGGTTATCGAAGGGCTTATTATCACCTATGGTGCTTACAAGACTGCTCTCATGGCAAATATCGCCTTGGAGAAAATTCAAGCTGCCAATCGGTTGGCTTCTATCAAGGGGGTTACGGCCATGAAGATGGTGACAGACCTAATGACGGGAAGCGTAGCCAAGCTGAATAAGGTGCTTATGCTGAATCCATACGCCCTGGTAGGTGCGGCGGCTCTTGCTTCCAGTGTCTATATGCTTAAATGGGCAGATAGCCAGGATAAATGCACAGAAGCAACAGAACGATTCAATAAAGCAGAGGAAGCATCAAAGCAGGCGAGAGAAGAGCGAAACAGAAATGTTAATGAGTATATCAAGATTGCATCTGATGAGAAAAGGACTACGGATGAGAGAAAGATTGCCATTGAATCGCTAAAGGATGCATACAAAAAACTGCTTCCCCAATATGACAAGGAATCATTCTTGTTGAAGAACATAGCAGAGTACAGGAAAAAAATCAACGAAGAGGAACTGCGAAACGAGCGTATCGGCACGAAGAAAAAAATCACCATGCTGGACAGAGATATAGCGAAGTATAAGAATGGATTAAAGGAGGCAAACAGACAAGGGGCTGGGCAAGCTACACAAGCCATCATGAACACGCTCAATAACCTCAAGAAAGAAAGAGAGCTGTACGACAAGAAGCTACAGCAACTTGAAAGTGAGTCATCCGCAGGTACAGGGAAGAAAGAAGAGAAGGTAAAGAATAAAACCTATTGGGAGAAGCAGAAAAAGGATGCGCAGGCCGCTCTTGACGCGATTGATTCTGTTAAGCGAAAGAAGATGAATACAGGCGATTTCAAGGGGATTGACTCCGAAGACAAGAATATCTTCCAAGAAAGCAAGAAGAAAATCAAGGAAGCCGAGAAACATCTGAAAGCCTACGAAAAAGAGGAAAAGATACAGAAGGAAGCCGGCAAAAAGTTAAAGCAGCAAGAGAAGATAAGCGAACAACTTCTTTCCCTCCGCCGTAAGAACCAGCAGGATGAAATCAGCCTCATGGAGGATGGTACTGAAAAGAAGCTGGCTCAGATTGACTTGGACTATCAGAAAGAACTGGATGCCATCCGTAAGCAAGAACAGGAATGGAGCAAGGCTAATGGTGGCAAGCTGACAAAGGAGCAGTCTGTACAAATATCCCTTTCGTATTCGCAGGCAGAAAACAAGCGTGACAAGTCAATCTCCGATGTTAACAAAGAGGAACTCGAAGCCATGAACCGCTATCTGAAAGAATACGGGACGTTCCAACAGAAAAAGGAGGCCATAACGAAAGAGTATAACGACAAGATGACCAAAGCCACTACCGAAGGCGGTAAGAAGCTTCTCCAAAAGGAAATGGAAGAAGCATTGTCTTCTGTGGATATGGATAAGCTCAAACAAGAAATCAACTGGGAACTTATCTTCGGTGATTTGAACAAGGTTTCCAAAAAATCACTTGAACAGGTAAAACAACAGCTAAAGACTTTCAAAAACTCCGATGAGTATAAGAACATGGCTGTCGACCAGAAAAAAGTGATTGACGAAGCATTGAATAATATTCAGAGTACCATCATCGACAAAGGCGGTTTGCTTGGAGATTTGCCGGAGCAACTGGATGCTTTGCGCATTGCTCAAGACGAACTTAAGCAAGCGCAGGATGAGTATAACAAATCTCTCAAAAGTGGTACGGATGCCGAGAAAGAAGCTGCTCTCAAAAAGAAAAACAAAGCCGAGAAGAATGTTCAGAATGCGGAAACGAATGTAACCAGAAGCGCGGATAAGACCCAAAAAAGTTTGATAACACTAACGGATACCGTCACCCAGCTTGGCAGTTCATCTGAAATGTCTCTATCTCAAATAGGGAATCTTGCTGCTGGTCTTGTAGATACGTTTTCTGAGGCAGGAAGTAAGATAGGTGGTATTGTTGGTACGGTGTTCTCTCTGCTTGACGGAATAGAAAAACAAGGCTTCGACGGATTTGTCAAGAATGTTTTTTCAAGCGTTTTTGGAGCCGGTGCGAGTATGTGGAACACACTTACTTTCGGTGGTTTCAATAAATTGTTCGGTATCGGTGGCAATGCAAAGGAGGTACAGGATTCCATTAATCGTCTTACCGACCGTAATGAGACGTTACAGACTTCTATCGAATCATTGACAGATGAGATAAAGGCAAGCAAAGGAACGAAATCCGTAGCTGCGTATAGAAGTGCTTATGAATACCAGAAAGAGCAGAACTCCAATTATCTGAATATCGCCCGTGAACAGGCAGGTTACCATAATTCACATAAGAGCTGGCAATACTACATGAGATGGTCTGCCGAAGACTTGAAATGGATTCAACAGAACATAAACAAGAATTTTACCGGAACTTCTTCATTATGGGAGCTGACACCTGAAGAGATGGAAAAACTCCGTAGTAATGTTGATATATGGACAAAGATGCAGAATGCCGGGAAAGGTGGTTATGGTGAACGTGTAACCGATAAACTTGATGATTATATTGAGCAGGCCGGCAAACTGGAGGAGTTGACCGATAATCTTTATGAGGGTCTGACCGGAATGTCATTCGATTCCATGTATGACAGTTTTGTAAGCAGTCTGATGGACATGGAGAAGAGTGCTGAGGATGTTGCTGATGACATATCCAAATATTTCATGCAGGCAATGCTGTCAAATGCCATCGGTGAACAGTTTAGTGACAAACTGAGAACATGGTATGACAAATTCGGTGAAGCCATGAAAGATGATGGTACGCTTGATAATAATGAGCGTAAGGAGCTGATGGATGAGTACATGGGTTATGTGGATGAAGCCATGAAGCTTCGTGACGAGCTTGCCGCAGCAACCGGATATGATAAAATTTCGCAAGAATCAACATCGCAGTCAGCTTCATCCAAAGGCTTTCAGGCAATGAGTCAAGATACCGGCGAAGAGTTGAACGGGCGGTTTACAGCATTGCAGATTGCAGGAGAAGAGATAAAGAATCAGAATATTATTCAATCTCAATCACTTAATCTACTGACAGTAAAAGCAGATGCTCTACTTTCCATAAATACGGAAACAAGGAATATCGCTGATGATACGCGAGATTTGATAGCACAATCTTATCTTGAATTGGTACAGATTTCGGAAAATACAGGAGCTATTGTAAAACCAATCATTCAAATTCAGAAAGATATGGCAGAAGTGAAAAACAATACATCTAAATTATAAACTATGTCAGATTTATTGATAAATACCCAAGACGCCTACACAACATGGGGGGTAAGAATGGGGGAGGGCTTTCTTGATGTACTTGGGGCATCATCACCCATGAAAGAATTTATAGAAAATAAGTCCCGGTTGGAACATGGAAAACGTGTGATAATCAATGACCCCAAAATAGATGAACGGGAAATAACACTTTCTTTTACAATTGAAGGAAATTCCCAATCCGACTATCAAGCAAAGAAAAAAGCTTTCTTTGAAGAATTGTATAAAGGTGTGGTTGATATTCAAGTTCCGGCTAACAGTAATGAGATTTATCATCTGATTTATCTTGGGAAAAGCGTTGCTTATGCACAGAGTTTTGACCAGACTTTCGGAAAAATTTCAGCCAAGTTTAACGAGCCAAATCCGAGCCCGGAAGGGCGAAAGTAGATGATAGGGTGTGGATAACACACCCTATTTAGTTTATTCTACTTTTACGTTTATGTTCTTTCCACAATGGGGACAAGTAAGGGAGAGACTGTCTTTCTTTGGTTGCTCAAATAATTCAGAAATATCACACTCAATAGCACTTGCAATACGCTCCAACACTTCTATTGATGGATTACCATTTATATGCTGAGACAACCCGGTCGGAGTGATATTCATTCTTTTGGCAACTTCTCGGACTTCTAACCCATGTTCTTTAATCGCTTTCTTAATATTCAAACCCATAGCTTTGATTTTTAAATTTAATACAAAGTTACTGTATTCTTTATAATTGAAGTTATCGCTTTGATTAAATATGGTTAAAACAAAGTTTTTGCTTTGATTTTGTTTTGATTAATTAAAGTTATCGCTTATATTTGCAACGTCAAATCAAAGTGATAAGAGTATGAGCACAAAATTTAGAAGTCAGATGAAAGAGGTTATGCAAATGGCATGGTCTTTTGTTCGCAAGAACGGTTATTCAATGAGTGAAGCATTAAAATGCGCATGGGCTAATTTAAAGCTCAAAGCAGCTTTGAAAGTGAAGATAGTAGAGTTCTACTTCAAGAAAACCGATGGCACGTTACGTCAAGCCTTTGGCACTCTCTTGGAAAACAGAGTACCCGAAACAAAAGGTACTAAGAAAACGGCTGATAATTGCCAAGTATACTTTGACACTGAAAAAGAAGAGTGGCGTTGTTTCAAAAAGTGTAACCTTATTAAAATCGCATAATTATGGCAACAAATGAAATCAAAGTTAATTTAGACCTAATGAACGCGTTAATCAAGTTGAGAGAGGCAAGTGTAGTCTTTGATGAACAAACAACTATCATAGCTAAAGAAAGCGGTAGAGAATACATTGAAGAAGGTAATACTTTCAATCATGGTATCTATGAGTGTATGGATGCTATCAGTAAGATGATTGGCGAAAGTGCCGTAAACGGTGTATATAGTCTGATACCCGATAGAACATAACACGATTACTCAAAGGCAGTCTTCGCACGACATAAAGACTGCCTTTACTATTCACTGTAAAATCAATGATTATGAAAAAGAATTTAATTGGTCAGAAATTTGGACGGTTAACTGTGATTTCAGAATACGGTAGATACAAGAAAAAGCAGGTACAGTGGCTATGTAAATGCGAATGTGGAAATACAGTGATTGCTACTACTGGTTCTTTAAATAGCGGAAATACAACAAGCTGTGGATGTTACAATAGAAGCCTTTTGGCTAAAGACCTAACTAATAAAGTATTCGGAAAGTTAACAGCTATAAAGGTTATAGGAAGAAACAAGCATAAATCACTTATATGGGAATGTCTTTGCGAATGTGGAAATAAATGCTATCCTACATCTAATTCTTTATTATCCGGTAATACTAAGAGTTGTGGCTGTGTGCGAAGAAAGAAAAACTCTGAAAAAATGAAAAAGGCAAATTTTACTCATGGCAAAACCGATACAAGACTATATAATATATGGTGTGCTATGAAGGGTAGATGTTACAGGCATACAAACGACCATTATTCATCGTATGGAGAAAGAGGAATTGAAGTGTGCAACGAGTGGAAAAACGATTTTCAAAGTTTTTATGACTGGGCTATAAACAATGGGTATAATGAAAATTTAACCATTGATAGAATAGATAACAATAAAGGATATTCGCCCGAAAATTGCCAGTGGCTATCGTCATTTGAAAATACAAGAAAACAAAGACGCACGGTTTTTATTTCTGTTGATGGCAAGCGTTGCTCTGTCTCAGGATGGGCTAAAATAATAGGCGTGGGGAATTGTACCATAAGGTTATTCTATAACAGGTTCGGTGAGGAAATGACACAGAAAGCAATTCATGATTTTCTCAAAACGAAAGACAAAACTTTATTGTATGTGCGGAATAAAAGGAAATAACCCGGCAAACAGAACCTAATTCACGACATTGGATTTATTGTCGTGTATATGAGTGTCCAAAATAGGGCACTCTTTTTTTTATCTGCGAACTTTGGATGCGTTATGGTAGACATCAAAGACATATCCGGTAAGACAAGATTTTCGACCCCCATTAATGCCGGGGCTAAAGGCAGGTTTACCCTGATGAAGGAAGACTATATCATCCTTCCGTTCAGCGTTCCCGACCCGGTGTATTTCAAGCTCGGCGACTACGTGGATTTGTCGGGAGTGCTTGACGAGTCCCTGGGCGGACTGCTGTCCAAGGTCTATGAGATAGTGGATTTGCAGAAACCTGCCTTCAACGCCTCTACCGGGGGATATGACTACCAGTTGCGTATGGATGCCTACTACTGGAAGTGGAAGAACAAGATTTTCAAGTACACTCCCGAACATGCCGGTCATGAGGCTTCATGGTCTCTGACCGCACCCCTTGACGTGCAGCTCGGCGTATTCCTCCGCAACCTGAAGGCACTCGGATATACATACAAGGGAAAGGAGTTTGAGTTCCGCATAGATTCCACAGTGGAGAACAAGGCCGTTGCGATGAGGTACGACAATATGAACCTTCTTGACGCCCTGTTCTCCATGGCCGATAAGGAGAAATGGGACTGTGATTGCTGGATAACGGATAACATAATCCATTTTGGGCGAAATGAATATGGTGATTCCGTCAGAATCGAGTTAGGGGTTGAAGCGTCAGCCATGACCCGCAGCGACAGCAAAGGTACTTATGCGACCAGAATCTATGCGTTCGGCTCTACCCGGAATATCCCGGCAGACTACCGTCCCGTGGACGAGCAGACGGTTGTCAACGGCGTAGTCCAGCGCAGACTGATGCTTCCCGCGGACACGCCTTACATTGATGTGTATCCCGACATGTCCGAAGAGGAAGCGATAGAGGATATTGTCGTATTTGAAAATGTCTATCCCCGGCGTACGGGCACATTATCCGACGTGCATACCCGCACCGAAGAGGTGAAGGACGAGAACGGCACGAAAGAGACCGTCACCTACTACCGCTACAAGGATACCGGGCTGGAGTTCAAGGATGAATATCTTATCGAAGGCCAGGAACTGAGAATCCGGTTCCAGTCCGGCAAACTTAACGGCATGGAATTCGGTGTCATTTTCAATCCCGACCCCAAAGACGACATGCGCGGCGCGCAGCTTTGGGAAATCGTGAGAAACGAGGATTACGGGCGTATGCTTCCCGATGATACCCTTCGTCCGGAAAACGGCGACGAGTATGTCCTTTCCGGTTTCAACATCCAGCTTGTGTCTGACAGATATACCCCAGAAGCCGAACAGGAGCTTAAGGGAAAGGCGCAGGAGTATGCCGACCGACGCAAAAGGGATGACGGTACATATAACACGACCCTTGATTCCGAATGGGTGTATAACGACTGGCTGAGACGCTTCTATGAGTTCGGACAGAAAGTGTTCCTTGTAAACAGGGCTTTTTTTGAGAACGGGCGCGACAGCCGCATACTCGGTTGGGAGTTCAACCTTGACAAGCCTTGGGACAGCCCTGCATACATAATCGGCGAGAGCATGCCCTATTCCCGTATCGGAGATATGGAGGACAAGATTGATTCCCTGACCTACAAGGGGCAGACATATACCGGCGGCGGAAACGGGGTCTATATAATCAGGACGAACGATACGACAGCCCCTTCCGACAGCAATGTATTCTCGGCACGCAGGTCTTTGGTCACTTTCTTAAGGAAAGACAAGTCCGATAAGACTGAATATCTTTTGAAACTCCTCGCAGGCGGTGAGTTCGGCGAATTCGTAGACAGTATGATTGCTGGCAAGGGTGCAGGGATATTTCCTGATGGCCGGGCACAGGTAGAACGGTTGGAAGTGCGCGGTTCATTGTCAGTGCTTGACTTGATAATAAACCAGATTCAAGGAATGGAGTCTGACTACTCCTTTACCGAGATTGGTAAGATAAAATCCGTGGAGGATTTGGGAGAAAACACTTACCGTCTGAGCATCGAGAAACGCACAGACTTCGACTTCATGAAGTTCCAGGACAACGATGTCTGCTTCTCCATCATTAACACACTGCTTACAGGTGGTTCCGAGTATTATACAAGCTGGATGCGTATTCTTACCACCAACAGTGCGGAGAATAGCATAACGGTCGTGCTCTATCCGGACAGCGAAGTACCTGGAGGCACGAACTATCCGCCGTTGGCCGGTTACAACGTAACCCGCAGGGGTAACAGTACGCTGCCTGAAGCAGGCGGCTTCAACGAACGGGCGCAGTCGTGGATGATTTCTTCGCGTGAGGGGCGCATCATGTTTTTGGCTAACGTGTTTAAGCCAATACTGGAGGACTACAACTATGCGCTGACTATCGGAAAACTCCCTAACATCAAGGCACTCGAAAAACTGCCGGTGACAACCGAAGATGTTGGCATCGTTGCACAGACGGTCATTGCCGAGAAATTCTATCAGTTCGATTATAACGGTGATGTCGTACCCAACAAGGTAGACCGGGGTGTCTGGTCGCTGGAAACGGCCCAGAGCGGCGCTCCTTACCGGTTTGTACAGCACGAACTGTCGAAGCCTTCCGGCAGCGAATATACCCTGCTGGAACAGCATACGGTCTACCACCTTGGCTGCAAGTGG